TGGAATAGTCAGGATTATCCCTGATGAATTCAGGAAGCTGAGATGGTATTAATAACGAAGTCTTTTTATCTGTAGACATTATTGCAGTTTAGCTGTTAAGTTTACAATAATAGCATTAGGATCAAATTGATCTACTGTAATTATTCTATTAAATGATGACGATATAATTGATGTTGATGGATTCGCAGTAATAGTTAATTCTGCCAATTCGTTGCTTATCCCTAAAGGATTGAAAGAATTTAGTTGAACAAGACCTGTTTCGTAATCAACCGTTCCGACAGCAGGATTAAGAATATTTTTCACGCCCGAAGCCGTATAATAATATGTTCTGAGTGTACCTAGTCTCCCTTCAATGTTTGCAACTGCCACACCTAAAGTTCCTGTAGTATCACCTTCTGCTGCTGTAATTGTAACAACAGCACTCGTATATCCAGAACCTTTACTTGTCACTCTAATTTCTCTGATAGTACCATTTAAATTGATCAAAGCCAATGCAGTAGCTCCAGAACCATCTCCTGTTATTGTTACCGTTGGTGCTTTTTGATATTTAATACCCGGATTAATGATTGAAATAGAGTCAACACCACCAGTAGATGAAGGTATTTCTTCAATAAAAACATTTGTTATTGTACTAGTCAAGTTATTCGGATCTCTAAATGTCATTGCTGGAGTACTTGTAATCCCGCTCTGAAACATTCCTTTTGCTAATGTTGTTCCAAAGTTCAAATTATAACTGGTTGGAACTGCCAATGAAGGGAAAAACTTTTTCTGAGTTTGTACGATCAGTTCGTTAGTTATGATTGAAGAATCAATACTCATTATGGAATTCGTAATATCAGTTTCCAAAAATGTTGAATTAAATGTATTTAATGTACTTGTCGCTCTACTTAAAATAGACTGTTTTATTGTATTTTGTAATTGTGGAGCAGTTAATGTTGTTTTTCTTGGATCATAAAGCACATTAGCTGTTAGCTTTAGATAGGTGTAGTCTGGATCAAGTAAAGTTGGCTCAACAGTTAGAACAGAAATTGGTTTAATAACATCTTGTATAATTTTCTGTTTTTGTGTATCCGTAAAGAAGTATGCACCTGCAGGTTTAAGTGAAACAAAAACTTGACCATATACAGGAGGATCATTTTCTTGTCCTCCCCATACATTTACTGCATCAAAGGCATATCCTAAATTATTTTGTTGAATTAATGTGATATAATCATTTTTTGACACTGCACGATTTTGTGCAGTATATGATTTTGAAGCTTGAAATCTTATCGAATCAATACTTTCTTTTTCTCCACCATTCGTTGCTGGTACAACTGGAAATATAGAAGTATTAGAAAATCCTGAAATGGAATCAAGTAAAATAAAACTATTGGCACCTGCTGCTTTTGTTCCGTTTGTTGATAGATAACTTAAGCGAACGATATTTCCATTAATAAGTTTTTTACCTATAATATCGTCACCAAAATATATCTCGTAGTTTCCATCAAGACCTTCTTGTAAGAAATATACGGTGCTTGTCCCATCTAATAATAACACATCACTCGCTTGTGTATATACTGTGCTAAATGAATTCGTTCCTGAGTCTTGTACTGCAACTTCTAGTGTAGTGGTATCTATGGTTTCATCTGGAATTTGAAATATCAAATCTGGATTTGATGTAGTATCAACAGTAAATGAATAATCTACAGGAGTACCTTGTTTTATTGCTACATCAGTAAAATTTGCTTGCCCAGAAACAACTGAAACTGTTTGCTCATCATCATTTACAAAAATATAGTTAACACCATCAATTGCTTCCGAAATGAACTTTGTAAACTTTGGAAGAGTTAATAAACTTGTAGTGACACTATATGCAGTTAAATTGATAGTTGCTGTTGGTGCTATAGTAGATTTTGGAGTGTAGTTTAATACTTTTGCCTGTGACACCACAGAACTTCTCTGTAGTGCGGTATCTAAGAACATCTCATTTCCTACCATGTTGAGATAATATGCATTATATTGTGTATTATATGCAAGAATATCTAATAAGGTAGAAAGACCTGAACCCGAAAAGTTATAGTCCTTAAATGTATCTTGACTCTTTAAGAATGTTATTAGACTTGATTTAATATCTGCAAAATCTAAATCTGCAAACTGTATACTTGAGTTGGCTGTTGCCATTATCTTGACCTCTCAAGAAGTAGATTAATAGATGATGGTAATGTGTTATTTCCGACAAAGAACTGTAGCTCAACAAAAAAAGCATTCTGATCTTCTATCGATAACACATTAACATTAATTAAATTGACTCTCGGCTCATAATTTATAATAGTGTTTCTTATTTCTGTTTCTAGTGCCGAAGCTGTTATCGCTGTCGTAGGCTCGAACAAATATCCATTAACATTTGAGCCTAAGTCTGGCTGAAATGGTCTTTCATAGAAATTTGTTAGAAGTAGATTTCGGACCGAACGAACTACTGCGGTGTCATCGTAACTCAGTGAAACATCTTTGGTTACAGGATTCATGGCAAATGTTAAATCTAAATCTGAATATATTTTTTGTAGTGTAGTAGCCATCTTCTATTTATTATGGTTATTGTGCTGGTCCAGTGTTGCTTCCACCAGATTGAACACCCGAATGAGTATGATCCTGTAGACTTATTGAACCTGCCGTAACATCTCCTGTTGCAGTAATTTGTCCATCAACATTCAAATTACCGGTTAAATCAAAAGAACTCGCTGTTGCTACCACTTGTGCAGCCTTTAAGTTAACATTTCCCGAAACTGTTATATTGCATGTTCCTTTAATGTCAACATAATCATCACCTGCTATAATTTCATAGTTCTTGCCCAATACCTTTGTGACTTTACTTCCATCTGGACGCATCTCAACATAGGTACCAGTTCTGTGAGCAATATTGATTCTTTCAGCATTTGGTGTATCATCAAACTCCATTACATGACCAGATTCGGTTTCTTTAACATCATTATATGGAGGAACTGCTGCATAGGCTGATCTAGGTTCACTCCATTGTGTTCCTGCTGCTGTCTGTACTCCTGTGGTCAGAGAGTTGTTTCTTCTTCCTATGATTGTATCATCTATCTTTTCGTTTCTATACAGTCTACTTGTTGTTGGTTCACCAGGATATCTTGGGTTTCTCTTTAAGCTTCCATCAATCGGCTTCGGTGCATTTTGAAGCTGCTCGTTTGTTCTTGGATCATTAAATCCTTTCTGTGGATTGTTTTCATATGCAACAGGAATAGCTGGCATAACTCCAAAATATACGGGCACTTGACCCATAGGACCATCAAAGAAAAATCCAAATACCCAATCACCTTCAAGTGGTGTCTTTGATTCGTTTGAAGTGTTTGTTGGTAATATTGGTTGCGCCCAAGGTAAATCTGCTGTAGGTATTAAATTCTTATCTGCTGTATGCCAACCAAAAACTCTGATTTGACAACGACACATATTCAATGGATCGTTTCTGTTTTCTACGACACCTACCCACCAGGTAAACCCATTCATTCCTGCAAAAACAGTTGTTTGATCCATTATTTCTTCACTCCTGCTACTGTATTCTTAAATATAGGTCTTTCATTATCAACTTCTAGATATGCTTGAGGTAAACTATCCTTTACAATTTCTAAAATTGTGTTGTAGCCACCAGTTTGAATAATGTGTCTTACCGCAGTCACAAGATATTTTCCGGAGTAATATGGATCTAACTGTTTTGGATCATTACTGGAAGCAGGATCTTGTGATAATAAGTTAAAATTTACCGTTGTACCTACGGTCACATTAGGATCACCTGCAATGTATAGTTTTGCTCTAGTGTAGTTTGCAAGACTTATTTGAGACTTTCTGTTTGAAAAAAATGTCTCAACAAATATATCTTTTGTAACTGAACCTGGTTTTGATTTAATATAATCTACTTTTTCCCATCCACTATTTGTTCCAGCCAACTTCAAGCAACCTTGAGGAGTTTCATATAGAGCATTACCAAATCTATTCTTTAAGTTATTCACTACTGGAAATTTATTTAAAGATTTTGATTTATTATGATAATCCATATAATTGAAATCTGTTATTTTATAATTACGAAGGAGAGTATCTACTGTAATCAATCTGTTTGCAAAAGTACCAGAAGAAATTCCTTGAATTACATTAAACGATTTTAGTATTTCGTATCCAAGAACATTGAATACTTCTTTGTCGATGTTTTTATCATAATTTTCCATACTAATATTTTTTGGTCGATATTCGTATGTGTAGTATGGAGCTTTTTCAAATAAAGATTGTAGTGATGCAAAGTTATATCCTTTTGCATTTTCAAAGAAAAGCATATCTGCACCAATTTTTGTTGCTGACTGAGCATACAAGGAAACCATATTGACAGCTTCAAACGGTTTCAAATTTGGAATTATGATACTATAGACGCCTTTTGTTTGTTCTATATTTTTAGGGTCATACTTGTTGCTTGGTACTCTCAAATAAGTTAAAAGAACATCATTAATGATTTGAGATACACCTTTACCATTATATGATTTGCTTATCTTATATTGTTCGGACAAAATTAACTCATCAGAGCAAAAGTGTATTACATAGTTCTCTGTGTCAAATCCAGTGGTCTTTTGTCTGTTGCTTATGCTGTATATTCTGAATAGCTTGTCGATCATTACATTAGGGTTGCCGTCTTTACCAAAAGCCATACGAATGTATTCGTTTCCATGTAGACCCATCTTTTCAATCAGACCTTGAGCATCACTTATTAAAATCTGACCAGACACTGAGTTACTATAGATATCTTCAAAGTAAGATAATTCTACCAACATTGGCTTTAAATCTAATGTAATAAATTGTCCAGACAGAATATTCAAAGCTATTAGATTATAGTCTTTTGAATATCTAATTCCGTCTGTTGTGCTGTTTGTGGAGTAATCTCTATTTACTCCAACGGTAGTATTATCTACTAATGTTGTTGTCATATTATGTGCTTAATAATGATTTTAATTTTTCTTCCATTGAACCAGCATAAGAACTATTAATGATATTTACTTGTCTTTTTTCTTCATTTGTTTCTAGCTCATAGTCGTAAATATTTTGGGTCTCTTTTGTTTCAGTCACAGTAACATAACTCAAAGCATTAAAATATTTTGTTGTTACTATATTAAAAGGAAGATTAGCATAGGTTTGTGCATCTACTTTATATTTCATTGTAGTTTCTGTTTGTGAACCAGAATCATAAGATATAACAACTTTTTTATAATATTTTGTAGTTGATTTTGTATATGCAATAACTGTTTGATTGTTGGAGTTTGCAGCAGCATAATATTTACTTTGAAGATACGCATCAAAGTTTAAATTTGACAATGCAAGATCCCATTGAGGATCCATAATGTTGTTTCCATATAAGAATATCCAATATCTGTATGGATTATCATAATACTTAGACGCTATAATCTCTGGCGTATCACCATCTTGCATTGCATATTGATAATAGAGAGAAGGATTTTTTAATAAATTTGGAATTAAATTCACTCTAGCTAGAAGATTAGTTGATAGAGTAACATTCCCTCTACCATCTGAAGTAATAAGTTTAGGAAAATTACTGAAGTATCTCATTATCTTACTCTCTTTTTAGGATCAGAATCGACCATTCTAGTTCTATCGAGAATATCCATTTCTTTAAATGATAGTGTTAATCTTGTTTGCACTGGTGCACCACCGGAGTATGCTGCCCAACCATTTGGTGCGTAATCTACTGAAATATCCTCTAACACACAATCACCAACTTTATACAATCTATCATTTTCGACACCAGCAGAAGCAGCACCAAATCTATTAACTAATGCATTCCCCAATGGCACTCCAGGAATAATGCTATTTCCTGCTTTCTGTAACATGTTAGTTAAACTAGAAAATTGTCCAGTTTTAGCCATCAAAAATTCCATATTGAATATTGACGGAGGAGTGAAGTACATACCACCAGTTTGTGTTTGGACTGTTGGTGCTGCTGCATAAATGAAGGAGTTTACAATTGCAGAAACTTGATCCGATTCTTCTTGTGTGCTAGGAGTAAAAAGAAATTCCATACTGAATGTTCTGAATCCTATACCTTTGTATACTAATTGTAGTTGAGGATTAATTGCTAATCCCATAGCTCTTAATCCCAACTCGGTTGTTTGCATTCCAGTAGTTGCATCTATCGCCCTTAATGCTGCCTCAGGACCATAAGTATTGACTCCTTTAATTAGAGAATTTTTAAGATTATCTCCTCCAACACCACCTTTTTGTATATCTTCCACTAATGACCCAACAGCACCAGCAACTCTATTCATTCCATTAGTTGCATCCATGATTGATAATTCACTATACTCAGCATGATAATTCATCGATAAACTGTCTGGCATGTACAATGATATTACTGTTGCGGTTTTCTTGGTGTCAGGTTTAAGATATGCTTGTAGATTTTTTGCAACATCGGCACTTTTTGCAGTCACAGCTTGAGCCTTAGCGCCAATTTCTTCTTTTTTCGTTTGACTTATTGAATCATAAGTAGCTACAACATCAAATTGTTTGGGAATGACATTAGAGATTGTAAACTGTACAATATGCATTCTAGAAGGATCATTACCTAGACTAGCAGGATATTTGTAATTAAAAGGAACATTTTTATTACCAAAAAGTTTGTCTAGAGGTCCTTTGAGGACTCCAGTTAACCCACCTGTGGATATTCCGCCAATTTGATTTAAGAGAGCCATGGGTGTTAAATAGATAAGAGATTAATGAAAGTATTTATATGGCATACTCTGGACGATTTAACCCAACGAACCCACAAAAATACATAGGAGACTACAGGAATATCATCTACAGATCATCATGGGAGTGTAGGGTGATGAACTGGCTCGATAAGAATCCTGACATTATGCAGTGGGGTTCTGAAGAACTTACTATACCATACAAATCTCCTGTGGATGGTAGAT